CCTCCCGCTCACGCGCACGGCCCCCTGAGCGCCCTGCACGCCCTCCCACGTCGACGCCGCGGGGATGCGGTGCGCAATCGCCATCTGCCGCCCGTCCGCCCGCAGCGGGGCCGCGCCGTCAACGCCGAGCGCCGCATAAGCCGAAGTCGTCAGCGTGCCGTCGTTCCCCCGCGCCACCGTGGCGAACGTGCTCGTCTGCGACGTGTCCTCGATCAGAGGCCAAACCTTGCTGACAAAGGCCCGCCGCCCCGGAACCGGCGTAATCTCCGCCGTCTGAAAGTCCGCCTGCAACGCCGCCCCGTCCAACATCTGCAAGATCGACGTCGCGCCGTCTTCATTCAGCGTCCACACCCCGAAGCCACGGTTGAGCCCCTGCCAGCGCGGGTCGTCCAGCGACGCCGGCACGTCCACGTCCAGATCGAGATACGCCGCGCCGATTTCCTCCAACGTCGTGTAATCCAGCGACGTGCCGAATATCCAAAGCGTGTCCAGCGTCCCGCTCGTCCACCGGTCCTCCGCCCACGAATAGATCAGCAGGCGGTCGGGCGACTCCGACGCCGCCGAGCACCACGCCCAGACGACGGCCCGAGACTGCCAGTCCACGGCCCCCACCGTCCGGTCGATGCGGGCCTGGTTCACGTTGTCGAAAAACCAGCGGTCGACGCGGTTAAGCCCGATGCGCCGGATCTCCGAGCCGTTGGTGATCTTGAACCCGTCCTGCGCCAGGTAGAAATGCGCCTGCCCGTTGCTGACCACCGACCACCGCGCCGCGCAGCCGACGTGCTCCTCCAATTCGTCCGCGCGCCAAACGGTCGGCGGGCCGATGTAGCGCAGCGCCGAGACGCCCCGCTCCTGAAACACTACGGGGAACCGCCCGCCGACGATGCGGCAGACGGCGCCGTTCTCCTTCGGGAGATCGGCGAAGCCGGCCTGCGTCTGCCGGTCCGTGCCCCACGTCCCGCCTGGCGCGTTGCGCGCGGACCATTGAATGCGGTTCGGCGCGCCGTCGATGTCCCCCAGCATCAGGAAGTTCTCGACGCGCGCGCAGACCCCCGCCCGCGGCGGCAAGCCCGGCAGGCTGGACCATGTGAAGTCCGTATCGACATCATCCAGATACTTCGGGACGTTGCTCTTGTTCGTCGCGATGATGAAGTCGTTGAACTGCGCGAAATCCCAGGCGCCGTTCAGCTCCGCAATAGGCACGATGCCCGCCGTCGTCTCCGTCACGGCGCCCGGCGTCCGCGCCGCCAGCTTGGTAGCCGCGCCCGCGACCATGACCACCGTGCCGTCCTCGCGGTAGAACGAATCCGCCCCCGCCACGATGTCGGTGAGATCGTCGCCCGTGTCCGACGGCCCCTTGAGCGGCCCGTAACCGCCCGGCGTCGGAACGACGTTGTTCGCCGTCACCAGCCGGTTGCGCCCGTAGTCCGGCGGGCTCGGCTCCCAAGGGCCGTAGGGGATTTCGACCGTCTGCATCAATCGTGAACCGCAATGCGGCCGGAGCCGACCTTGTGCGCCGTTTCCAGCGCCATCGCCTTGCGCGCGGCGTCGGCGACCGTGCCGTGCATCTGCGCCAGTTCGGGGTCGTGCAGGTATTTGAGCGCCACCCGCGCCGCGGTCATGGCCTCGATCAGTTCGCCCGCCTCGTCGAAATACACGCTCGTGTCCGCGTCGTCGGTCGGCACCACCGGGCGGACGTGCGCGCTGATCTCCAGTTCGATGCCGGCGTTAGGCGACGGCCAGAGGCCGATCAGCCCCGCATAGACGGTGTAATACTGCGGGTCGCCACTGGTCACGCTGCCCTCCTGCAAGGTCTCGAAACGGCGATAGGGCAGGAACATCATCGGCTCGTCCACGCCGGACGGGCCGGGGTTTTTCCGCATGTAGACGATTTCGGTGATCTGCTCGGTAGACATCGTGGCCGACTGCGCGGCGCTGTAGCCTTCGGCGGCGGAAGCGTCCACCTCGTCATACCAGACCTGCGCGCCGGCCGTCGTGAGGGACAGCGCGCGCAATTCGGTCAGGTGCGAAACCTCCCGGTTGAGCTGCTGCACCGACCGCGCGATCTCGCCCTTGATCTGCGTCGTCAAATCCGACCGCGCCAGCATGTCGGCGATGGTCGTGGCGACGTCACTCAGCGTGGCCATGCTCGCGCAACCTTTCGCGGATCGTGTCCAACTTCATCCGGTGATGCGGCGGCTTGCCGAACACGCGCTCGTATTTCTCGCGCAGCGTCTCGCGCGGCGGTTCCGGGCGGGCCGCGACCCGCCCGGCAAGGGCCATGTAGACCTGGCGGCGACGCATGGGTCAGTAACCCTTGCCCTTTCCGCCCTTCTTGGTGGAGCCGCCCTTGACGACTTCCTTCGGCATCTCGGCATTCTTCTGCATGGCTTACGCGCCTTCCCAATTGGTGCCGGAAACCGCCGATACGACGTTCCGGCCGGTGAGGGGGTGCCGCACCGCAACATACTGATCGGCCGGGTTGGCGCTGTCCACGAGCGTCCCCACGAAGACGCCCGTCGCCGCCGTCTGGACGACGAAGTGCTTTTTCGCGGTGTGCGTGTCGAGGATGGCGCCGGTGCCGGCGGTGAGGGTGCCCGAATAGGTGTCGGCCGTGAGGCCTATGCCCGTGGATGCTTCGGACATCCAGAGGTCCAGCGTGAACACGTCGGCAATGGTGGCGCCCTGCGCGTCCTGGACGGTGACGGTGATGTCCATCCCGTCCGTGGTGGAGGAGGCGGCGAGGGCGATGCTTACCGCCCCCACCGTCTCCGTTCCGCCCACGGACAGGCGACTCACCTTCATGTGGCTGTCCTGCCAGAGGGTAACGTCGCCTGTCACGCTCATGCCGGGGTGTCCCCGTTATCCACGAGATAGGCCACGTAGACATAGCCCACGCCCGCCGAAGCGGACGCCGTGGAAGTGACGGAGGCCGTCATCTCGGCGCCTTCGTCATGGTAGCCCGTCGCCGTGGCGAGAGCGTCCGCGACGATGATGCCGACCGTCCCCAGCGCGAGCGCGGTCGCGTAGTCGTTCGGGTCCGCGGTCGTGCCGTCACCGGCGTTTCGGAACCCGATGTCCACGGTGTTCGTCGTGTTGCCGTCAAACGCGGTGGAGACCACCACGCCCGCGTCGATGACCGTGGCCCGCGGCGGAACCCACCCCACGGAAACGACGTCGCCGTCATCCGCGAAGGTGATCTTCTTCCGCAGGTAGTGGACCTGCTCGGTGTGATACTGCCGAGCGTCGGTGATAGCCATCAGACCGCCCTCCTTATGCGCTCGGAGCCGCGGCGTAGGTCGAGACGACCACCGTGCCGAAGTCCTCGGCGTTGGTGCTCGCATCGTCCGCGGGGATGAACTTGGTCTTCTTCAGACCCCAAATCGCCCCGGCGGAAACGCCCAGCTGGTTGCCGTAGTCGAACATCTCCTCGGTCCACGAGTAGCGGGTCGCCCCGTTCTCCGAACCGAAGGCGATCATCGCGGACTGCGCACCGCAGAGGACCGCGCGGCGGGTGTTCGCCACCGCCGCCGACGTCGAAGAATTGACGCCCTGCGTCACGCGGGTCGCCTTGTGCAGGATCACGCCGTTGTAGACGCCCAGCGCGCCCGTGAAGATCGGGTTGCTGGTCACGTCGCCGCCCTGCATCGCGGCCTGCTGGATGTCGAGCCACTGACCCGTCGAGGTGTTCGTGCGCAGGTCGTAGACCTGGTAGTCGTGCAGGAACATCACGTAGTAGTCATTGCCGTCCATCCGGATCGGGCGGATCAGCGGGCCGGTGTCGTCGGTCGTGCTCGCCGTCTCCGCCGTCACCCGCGCCACGTCGATCAGGTTCAGGTTGAACGTGTCCGACGACGTGAGCGACTGGTCGTCGGACTGCCCGCCCGCCCAGACCTGGCGATTGGACGAAGGCGCGATGGTGGCGTTGTGCCCCGTGCGCTTCGTGTCCGAAACGGCGGTGTTGCCGCAGATCTGGTTGAAGAAGCACTCGTCCATGCGGGTCGCCCACCAATCCGCAAGACGGTCCCGCATCACCCGGCGCATGTTGTAGGGCACGCGCTGCTCGGTCATCCGCCCCTTGGTTCGGGCGGCGTGCCGAAGCTGGTTGATGGTCAGGTTGTCGTCGTAGAACTGGAGGGCTTCCTCGTTGCCTTCCAGCGTCGCGTCGCCCTCGATGCCGTCGCCCTGAAGCTGGACGTTGAGGCCGCAGGTGATGTTGTCACCGGCGCTGCGCTTGAGGTCAACCTTCTCCTGGATCAGAGAGTCTTCGCTCTGCCCGATGAACTTGCCGATGTAGGTCTTCCGATACGCCTCGGCGGCGAGATCCTTGGACCAAACAGAGACGGCAAGAGGATGGTTGACCCCGAATTCGGTCGTAGCCATTGGGCCACTCCTTTCAAGGTTTCATGCTCACGATGCCGCCTGATGACGCTCAGACAGAGCGAAGACCGAGTTTGACGTCGCCGGCCGCGACGAAGACGCTTGAGGCGCGTCGATCCGCTGTCAGGGTCAGCCGCCCAACGCACGCCGGATGGCGTCCGGGTCCTTCGCCTTGAGTTCGGCGAAATCCTGTTCCGACATCTTCGCGATGTCCTCCGCGGTCACGCCGCCCGCGTTGGCGGGTCCGGCCGCGTGACTGAGGCTCTGCGTCGCCGCCTGGGCCTTCGCCTGCGCCCCTATACGTTTCGCCGGGTCCGGCGCCGGATCAGCGGCCGCCGGCGCATAGCCGCGAGCCTGAGCGATTTCATACGCCATCTGAGCGGCGCTGCGTCCGGACGTGACCGCCGCATTCGCGATGTCGTAATCCGGCCTTTCCGCCCGGAACGACGCCTCGTCCTGCTGAACGCGCGAGGCAAGCTGCTGCTGACGCTGCTGCGTCGCCATCTGCTGCCGGATTTCCCGGACCTCGGCTTGGGTCGCCTCCGACTGCTTGGCATACCAGCCCGTGAAGCCGTCCGGGTCCATCACCGGGTCGGGCATCGGCTCCGGCCCCGCGGGCTTCTCCTCGGCCGGCTGGGCGATGCGCTCTTCAAGCGCCTTGAGCCGCTCCTCCAGCGCCTTGCGCCGCTCCCGCTCCTGATGCAGCGCGCCGTGCGGAACGTAGCCCTCCGGCGGCCTTTCGGCCTTCTCTTCGGCCGGCGCTTCGGCTTCCTGTTCCGGCTTCGGCTCAGCCGCAGCTTGCTCGGCCGCCTCCGCCTCGACCTCCTGCGCGAATTCCTCCGGCGTCTCGGCCTCCTCGAAAGGCTTGCCGGTCTTCATCGCTTCCATCGCGGCCTTTTCGGCCTCGGTCATCTCTTCCATGCTGTCTCGCTCTCAGCTGCGATGCCTGGTGACGCTCAGGCCGGCGAAGACCCCGAACGGGTCATGGCTGCGAAGGGGGCGATGTCCGCCT